CGATGCCGTCTCAGTGGGTCGAGATCGTGCCGGGCAAGGAGGAGTTCGTCGACGGCTACCTGTACGGCGTGTCGTACGAGAAGCGCGCGTTCTTCGAGCGCGACGAGGTCATCCACTTCAAGCGTCCGAACCCGCGCGACATCTACTACGGCATGGGCAAGGTGGAGGCAGGGTGGATGGCGGCGACCAACAATCAGTCCCTGCACGACATGGACTACCACTGGTTCGCGAACAAGGCGCGCCCCGACTGGTTGCTGACCGTGAAGGGAGACGCGTCGCCCGAGGAGATCGATCGGCTCGAGGCGCAGATCGACAGCAAGTTGCGCGGCACGCGCCGCACGGGTCGCTTCCTGACGGCGACCGCCGACATCGACATCAAGCCGCTGTCGTTCTCGCCGAAGGACATGATGGGTCGCGAGCAGATCGTCGAGGAGATCGCGGCGGTGTTCGGCGTTCCTGTCTCGATGCTCAAGGCCAACGACCCGAACCTTGCAAGCGCGACGGTCGGGTTTACTTCGTGGAAGGCGACGAGCGTCCTGCCGCTGATGCGCATGGATGAAGAGGTCTTGAACCAGACGCTGCTTCCGCTGTTCGGCATCGAGGACGACGCGTTCCTTGCGTACGACAACCCCGTTGCCGCCGACGAGAAGTTCGAGACGGAGAAGCGCCGCGCGTACGCCGCCGGCGGAATCCTGACCGTGAACGAAGTCCGCGAGATGGAGGGGCTTGAGGCCGTGTCCGACCCCGCCGCGTCTAGGCTGCTCATCAACGGACAGCCGCTCGGCGGTCAGCCGCCGCAGCCCGCCGCGTCTCCGTTTGCGGGGCTGTTCGGCGCATCCGCGCAGCCGCGCCAGGACGCCGCGCTGACCTTCGGCACGGCGACCGACACGAAGACCGAGCCGCTTGCCCCGAAGGTCGTGGAAGCCACGGAGACGAAGGCTGCGGGGCGCAAGGACGCGCTCGGCGACTGCGTCTCCGACAAGATCCCGAAGCTCCTTGACGAGGGCTACGAGCAGGATCAGGCGGTCGCGATCGCGTACTCGATGTGTCAGGGCAAGGGGCTCGAGGAGGCGATCGGCAAGGCCGAGGTCGGCAGCATCGACACCAAGCCGCCGCAGTCGGTCGCCGACAACGCGCGCCGCGCGCTCGATGTCCGCGAGACCAAGCCCGAGTCGCAGCGCGGCATGACCGAGGTCGGCATTGCGCGCGCGCGCGACCTCGCGAATCGGGCGAACCTCAGCGAGGACACGATCCGCCGCATGGTCGCCTACTTCGAGCGCCATCAGTCCGACAAGGACGGCTCGACATGGGGCGATCAGGGCAAGGGATGGCAGGCGTGGAACGGATGGGGCGGAGACGAGGGCTTCGCGTGGGCGAAGGGCAAGGTCGAGGAGTTCGACCGCGCGCGCGCGAAGAAGTCCTGCGGATGCGGATGCGCGAAAACCAAGACCGTCAGGCAATCCGATTTCGTCGGAAAGCACGCGACCGACTTCGGCTCGTGGCTCAAGGTCAAGAGCGCAGAAAAGGAAGCCGAGAAGATCGGCAAGTCCGAATCTGAAGCCGCGTCCAAGGTCTCGCGCGTCTTCGACGATCAGGTCAAGGCGCTGCTTGCGAAGCTCGCCGCAGCCGAAAAGCCAACGCAGCAATTGATCGCGGAGGCCGAGCGCATCATTCGGGCGCGCCCGTACCAGCGCGCGATCGTCGAGGCGCTTTCCCCCTACATTCGCGAGGCTATCCAAACGGGCGTGAACATCGGCCTTGATACGGTTTCCAAGGTCGCGACTGAAGTCGACTTCGATCTTGAGCGTCAAGACCTGTCGGCGTATGCCGACTCCGAGTCCATCCGTCTTTCCCGCCAGACCGCTGCCGGCGTGGTAGAGACCCAATCCGTGAGGGTTCGGGAAATCCTTGGCACTGGACTCGAGAACGGAGAATCCCCCGACCAGCTTGCAAGCCGAGTGCAGGAATGGGCGGAAGGCCAGAAGGACGAGGACGGATCGTGGAGCCGCGCACGGACAATCGCCCGCACCGAGGCAATGCGTGCCGCACGATCCGCAGAAGTCGAGGCATGGGACGCGACGGGCATGGTCAAGGGCAAGACTTGGCTGCTCGCTCCTGATCCATGCGAGTTCTGTGATGCCGCCGCAAAGGCATTCGGCGCAAACCCAATCGGCCTCGGCGAGACCTTCTACAAGAAGGGCGACACGCTCGCGGGCGCGGATGGCGGAACGATGATCCTCGATTTCGAGGATGTCGCCGGCCCTCCGCTGCATCCGAATTGCCGTTGCTCCATGCAGCCGCAGCTTGAAGACGACCTTGAGGCGATCTACCGCGAGAACCGAGGCCAGCAGGCCGGCGATGAAGAGCGACGCCGCATCAATCTTGAGGCAGGGATCATCAACCCATGAACACCGTGAACCGCAAGTCCCTTCCCGCGCGCATCGAAGGCTCGGCGAAGGGATTCACCGCAGTCATCACCGCAGAGACGATCGACCGCGACGGCGAGGTTCTCATCCCGCAGGGCATGAACAGCAAGGAGTTCGAGCAGAACCCCGTTCTGTTCTGGAACCACGACTACTCCGAGCCTGTCGGGAAGTGCGTCGGCATCAAGCGCCGCGAGCGCGACATCACCGCCGACTTCGTCTTCGCGCAGCGACCGGACGGCTACTCGGGCGAGTTCTTCCCCGAGGTCGCCGCCGCGCTCGTCGGTCAGGGCATCGTGAACGGCGTCAGCGTCGGCTATGTGCCGGAAGAGGGCGGCACGCGCCGCGCGACCGAGGTCGATCGCAAGAAGTACGGCGGGAATGTCTCCACCATTTTTTCGCGCTGGAAACTGCTTGAGGTCAGCCTCGCGCCGCTTCAGGCGAACCCCGAGGCGCTCATCACGGCGGTCAAGAAGGGCATCGTGTCGCCCGTCGCGGCGAAGAGATGGTTCGGGCTCGACGCGCCGAAGCGCGTGGTCGTGACGGTGAATGTTCCCGCGCCCTCAACTGCGGCGAAGCGCGCGCCGATTGATGTCGACACCATCGTCAAGCGCGAGATCGCGCGGGCGAAGGGCGCGATCTATCTCTGACCTGGCTGATCCTACGGCGAGTCGCCTGCAAGACACCCTCGGGAACGAAGAGAACAGACCGCGCAAGACGGAGATTTTCCCATGAAGACCATGAACCTCAGCGACTTCTCGACCGTTCTCGAGAAGGCCGCGAAGCAGAAGGGCGAGCAGGGCGTGATCGCCCAGAAGGCGCTCGTCCTCGAGAACTACATGATCGTCGATGAAGCCGGCATGGCCATCGACCCCGCGAGCCTCGATGTCGTCATCAAGGCCGCTTCCCCCGCCGAGGCTCCCGAGATCGAGGCTGACGGCGCAAGCGCCGACGCCATCGCGAAGAGCGTCCGCAAGACCCTCGCGCAGGAAGTCCTCGCGTCGAAGTTCCATGTCCGCGCCGACATCGGCAAGGATTGGGAGAAGGCGCGCGTCTTCGGTCGCCTCAAGCACCTCAAGAGCCAGGAGTCTGCGTACAAGTTCGGTCGCTGGGCGCTCGGCGCACTCGGCCACCAGAAGTCGGCCGACTGGTGCAAGGCCAACGGCCTCTCGCTCGTCCGCATGAAGGGTCATGTCGAGGGCATCAACTCGCAGGGCGGCTACGCCGTGCCGGACGAGTTCGAGTCCGAGCTGATCACCCTCCGCGAGCAGTACGGCGTCTTCCGCCGCAACGCCCGCGTCGTCGCGATGGGTTCGGATGTCAAGCGCCTCCCGAAGCGCGCCGGCACCGTGACCGCCTACTTCGTCGGCGAGGCTCAGGCCATCACCGAGAGCCAGCAGTCTCTCGATCAGGTGCAGCTTGTCGCGAAGAAGCTCGGCGTCCTGACGACCATCTCGAGTGAGCTCAACGAGGACAACATCGTCGGCCTCGGCGACGACCTCGCGGGCGAAATCGCCTACGCGTTCGCGCTCAAGGAAGACGACTGCGGCTTCAACGGCGACGGCACCTCGACCTACGGCGGCATCGTCGGCCTCGCGAACGCGCTGACCGACGCGACCTATCAGGTCAGCGACGGCAGCCAGACGACCTACTCCGCGGTGACTCAGGCGGAAATCAGCGCGGGCTTCCGCAAGCTCCCCGCGTGGGCTGCTCAGCGCAACAACATCAAGATCTTCTGCTCGAAGAACGCCTACCACGGCATCTTCGAGCGGCTCGCGATGGCCGCAGGCGGCGTGACCGCTGCGGAGATGGCGAACGGCCTCACCGCTCCGAAGTTCTTCGGATACCCGGTGGAGTTCGCGCAGGTGATCCCCGTCACCGAGTCCGGCGGCGCGACCTTCGCGTACATCGGCGACCTCGCGCAGGGCTGCATCTTCGGCGACCGCCGCCAGCAGACCGTCGCGTTCTCCGACTCGGCGCTCAACGCGTTCGAACAGGACGAGCTCGCGGTTCGCGGAACGCAGCGTTTCGACATCGTGTGCGCGAATGTCGGCTCGGCCTCGGCCTACGGCGCTCTCGTCAAGATGACCCTCTGACCCCTCCCTCTGTCGGCGGGGCGCGGACGACCTCCGCGCCTCGCCGCTGCTTGAAACCCAACCGCAAGGAACACCCATGCGCCAGAACAGCAAGTTCGTCGTCGCCGCCATCGGCGCTACGAATGTCACCACCCTCACGGCGTCGATCGACACCCGTGGGTTCAGCTACGCCCGCATCTACTGCATCGCGAACAGCACCGCCGCAGTTCACACGACGGGCTCGAACAACATCCTCCAGGAGTCGGACGACAACTCCAACTTCACCACCATCACCGCCGCCGGCTCGGGAACGGCATACACCCCGACCACGAACACCGTCGCGACGACCCTCGCGAAGATCGTGTACGAGGTCGACCTTCGCGGTCGCAAGCGTTACCTGAAGCCAACCTTCGGCCTTGCTGCCACCAGCGAGCCGATCATCATGGTCGAGCTGAGCGAGCCGGCTGACGGCTGCACGACCGCCGCCGAGATCGGCACTGCGAATCTCTCGCAGATCTGATCCACGATCCTCTGTAGGATGGGGCGGGGGCTTCGGCCTCCGCCCCGTCTTGGGAGGACGCCAACAACACAGAGGAGGAATCATGGTTACAGAGGACATGATGGACTTCGGCGATGCGCTCGCGCGCGCGCCGATCGGCAGGGAACTCGAGGTTGCCCAGGAATGCGCCGCGAAACTGGCTGAAGGCCAGAGCGCGGCGTTCTGCGTTCCCGACTTCGACGCGGCTACGCGCGCGTACGAGGATGGATCTGGCAGCGTCGAGGAGATCGCGCTCGGCAACGGCGCGTACTCAAGCCTGTGGAACCGCGAGAAGTTGTCGAAGCTGCTCGACGCGGCGGGACTCCAGCGGCTCGGGTCGATCGAGTCGGACGGCTACATCCTACGCGCGGTCGCGCGGCGGTTCGCCCTGCCGACTCCGCGATACCCCATGCGCGACATCCACGCCGTGATGAGCATGCCGCGCGTATCGTGGACTGACACGATGGCCGCGACGCATCTCGCGTGCGCGAAGCTCGGGATCGACTTCGTCAAGTCGACGGGCGTCTTCTGGGGGCAGTGCCTTCAGCGGATCATGGAAAGCGTCGTCGCGCAGCCCGAGCGGAAGTATGTCCTCACGATCGACTTCGACTCGATCTTCGACGAGGAGGACATCATCCGCCTGTGGCAGGTGATGGAGACGCGACCCGATGTCGATGCGATCTTCCCGCTTCAGATCGGACGCGACCGCGACTCGGTTCTCTTGACGATGGTCGGCGAGGACGGAAAGCGGCTCACGACGATCGACTCGAGCAAGTTCCACGCGGACGCGGTGAAGTGCGAGACGGGACACATGGGTCTCACGCTCTTCCGCGTCGACGCGCTGAAGCGGATGTCGAAGCCGTGGTTCTGGTCGACGCCAGACGAGCGCGGCGAGTGGGGAGACGCGAAGGTCGACGACGACATCTACTTCTGGAAGAAGTGGAACGCCGCAGGGAATCAGGTGGCCGTCTGCCCGCGCGTCAGGATCGGGCATCTCCAGCTCGTCGTGACTTGGCCAGGCGACGACCTCCGCGTCATCAACCAGTGGAACGGCGACTTCTCGAGGAAGGGACGGCCAGACCAGTGCAAGACCTACTGATCTGCGAACGGAACTGCGCGGTGTTCGTGGCCGGCAGCGGTCGGCGCGACCTTCGCCCTGGCACCGTCTTCAACGCTGACGAGAACACGGCGGCGCGGCTCGTTGCTGGCGGCTACGCCCGCCGGCTGATCGAACCCGCGCCGCTGTTCGCGGATTCGACCGCGCCTCCGAAACAGTCGAAGAGGGGGAAGCAGAAGAAGGAAACCTGATGGCCGTAGCCGCTACCTCGCTCGTCACGCTCGCCGAACTCAAGACTTTCCTCGGGATCACGGGCGGCTCGACCGACACGATCCTCGAGCAGTCGATCGACCGAGCGTCGGCATGGGTGGAACGGTACTGCGGGCGTCGGTTCACCTCGGCGCGCGTGCAGGAGGTGCATGACGCGTACGGCGCGGATCGAATCATCCTGAAGAACCCGCCCGCCCTCAGCGTGTTCTTTGTCGGCGGCGCGACGGATACGGTGCTGACGGTGTCCAGCACGAACGCGAACGACGCGTTCGCGTCCGTCTCGGTCGACTCGTCCTCGCTGCATCTGCACCGCCGCGACAGCGCGGGCGCGACGACCACGACGAGCCTGAGTCTCAGCACCAACGGCACGACGAACGAACTCGCCACGGCGATCGGCGCGGTCAGCGGGTTCAGCGGAACGGCCAACCTCAACATCCCGTCGATGTACCTCCGCAAGGTGGCGGGGCGCGACCTTCGCAACTCCTCCTGCCTGCTCGAGGGGTGGACGGAGAGCCTGTCCGACTACTCGATCGACGAGTCGGCGGGCATCATCCAAGGCCGATTTCAGAGCCGCTACGCGTCCGTGCTGGTCGACTACACGGGCGGGTTCGCGACGATCCCATACGATGTCGTCCAAGCCACGCTGACGGTCGCTGCGCGGTTCTTCCGCGACAGGACGCGCGACAGCGGCATCGCCTCCGAGAGCCTTGGCGGGTACTCCTACAGCCGCCGCGCGGCAGCGGAGC